GCGCTCGTTTTCGAGCTGCCACTTGTCAAGCTCGTACTTCGTGTTCGTGACGCTGATGCGGTTCTTGAGCACCTCGACGTCGTGCTCGATCTCGGACTTCTTCAGCGCCATGTTCGCCTTCGTGAGCGCGAGCTGCGCGTTGAAGAACGCCGCCTGCCGCTGGCGCTCCGCGAGCTGCTCGGCGGCGGTCGCCTGATGCCCGGTGATCTGGTCGCGGAGCGACTGGAGCTGCTGCACGGTCCACTTCGCGGCGACGGCGCCGGCGTCGGCGATGGAGACGCCCATCTCGTGCAGCTTCGCGGCGAGCTGCGCGGCGTTCGCCGGCAGGTCGCGGAGCTGCACCTCGACGTCGGTGAGCCCCGACAGGCCGGTCGTGAGCTGCTGCACGAAGCGCAGCGCCTCGGCGAACGCCTGCGGCCCCTTGCTCGCGTCGAAGTTGTTGACGACCTGCTGCACGATGGGGTCCATCTGGTTCTTCAGGTTCTCGGCCGAGAACAGCTTCTTCATCGCGGCCACGATGGCCTCGTCCATCGTCTTGAAGGTGCCGACGACCACGCCGTCGACGATGGCGCGGAACCCCTGCTTGTCGTTGCGGACGGCGATGGCCGCGCGGTGCGCGCTCTCCAGCATCGCCCCGGTCGAGTTCTGGATCTCGTCGATGATCTGCTTGAACGCGGACGCGATCTTACCGCCCGTCTCCATGAGCTTGCCGCCCACGGTCATGCTGTTGCTGCCGCTGTTGTACTGCACCGTCGTCTGGTAGCGCACGGCGTTCGCCCGGTCGCTCTGGTGCTTCAGGATGGCGACCGCAGCGGCGGCGATGGCGACCCACGCGCCGAGCGCGACCGCGCCGCTCGACATCCCGGTCGCCGCACCCGTGCCACCTCCGCCTCCGAACATCGACATGAGCCCGCCCATGCCGCCGCCCGAGCCGGCGTTCGCCGCGCGCCGGGCCGCGGCCTCCTTCGCCACCATCGCCAGCCGGGCCGCCAGCTCCTTCGCAAGCATCACGAGCATCTTCGACAGGTACTCGCTCACTGCGTTGAGCATGACGTTCTTGAGCGCGTCGCCGAACTGCTGCGTGGCGTCCTTGCTGCCGGAGAGGAACGCGGCGATGCCATAGGAGAAGGCGCCCGTGACGCTCTGCTCGAGGTTCGACTTGAGGTCGGCGAGCGCCTGCTCCGACTCGGTCTTCGGGATCTCCACGTGCTCGATGGTCATGGTCGCCTTGACCTCGGGCGCCTTGATCTCGCGCATCTTGTCGAGCGCGCCGGCCGTGTCGATGGCCTGCAGCTCGACGTCGCGCAGCTTCTCGCCCACGCCGGCCCACTCGCCGGTGAGGCGGGCGATCATGGCCGGCTGCTCGGAGACGGGAATCTTGAGGACGACGAACGCCTCCTTGAGCAGGGCGACGTCGTCCGCCATCTTGCGCGCCGCGGCCGAGAACGGGTTCGCCTTGTCGACGATGGCCTGCAGCTTCGCCGCGTACTCCTCGGCCGCGCGCTTGGCCGCCTCGATCTCCTCCTTCGTCTTCGGCGGCACCCACGGCCCCGAGTCGCGCATGTGGCGCCCGTTGTCGCCAATGAGCTTGAGCGAGGTGGCGAGCTGCTGTGCCGTGGCGTCCTCGTCGCGGTACTTGGAGAGCGCCTCCACGTAGAGCACGATGGACTCGGCCGGCGAGTCGCCCTTCGCGGCCTCACCGAGCGCGAACGTCACGCCGCGCAGCGTCTCCGTGAAGAACGTCAGGTCGGGGATGAGCGCGGCGCCGAGCAGCTCCTTGAGGTTGCCGAGCGCGGCGTTGAACTGCTTGAGCCCGCCGGCGCCGGTGAGCGCCGCCTTCTCCGCCTCGCCGCCGATCTTGTCGTTGAGCATCCCCACGAGGAGAGACACAGACTTCGCTCCCTGCCCGCTCGAGTTCCACGCGTCGACCATGTCCTGCTGCTGCTGCGTCAGCGTGACGCCGACCTCCTTGAGGGCGCGCATCGCCTCGCCCGGGACAAGCAGCGCCTTGCCGAACGACGTGGCGGCGCTCACCGCGTCCTGCCCGGTCGCCTCCGCGAAGTCGAGGGTGGCCTTCGTGACGGCCTCGATGTTCGACGCGTCGATCTCGTCGAACCGCAGGAGGATCGCCTGCGCCTTCTGGATGGCGTCGTCCTCGAACGTGGTGACCTGCTCGAGCTTCGTGGACATAGCCACGAGCGCGGCCGTCGACATCTTGAACGCGGCGCCCTTGCGCTCCACGGCCGACGCCAGTCGGCGCTCCGAGTCCTCGGCCTCCATCGCGGCGTGCGCAAGGTCCATGACGACGCCCTTGAGCAGCGAGAAGGTCATGTAGGCGCCCATCGCCTTCATCGCCATGCCCTCGAGGCCGCCGCCTGCGGCCTTCGAAGCGGCCGCGGCCTCGCGCTGCGCCAGGGCGGCGGCCTCGTTCGCCACAGTGAGCGCCTCGAGCTGGGTGATCTGCGCGGAGATTGCCCGCCCCCGCATAGAGGTCGCGGCGACGCCAGCCTCGGTGAGCGCGTGCTCGATCTTGAGCTGGAGGTTGTACTTCTCGACCGCCTCGCTCCCGAGCGCATACGCGCGGGCGAGCCCGGTCTGCTCGCGTAGCTGCTGCAAGAGCGACCGCTGGAGCTTATCCGCCTTCGCGTTCTGGTTGGTGAAGGCGCTGCCCACCCCGTTCGATGCGACGGCGGAGCGGGCGGCAGCGGCGGTCAGCTTGTCGAGCGACGCGGCGGCAACGCCTGCACCGGCCACCGCGCCGGAGGGGTCGACCTTTACGTGCAGGACCGCGTCTGCCATCGCCCCTCCTAGAGCTTCTTGCCGGCTTCGAACTCAGGCATCTTCGCCGCGCTGCGTGAATGGTAGAACGCCAGCTCGTGCATGTCGAGCGCCGACCAGAACGCCTTCGCCGCGGTCCACATGTAGCGCGGGTAGCCGAGCGCGTCGAAGTAGGCGAGCATCGCGGTGACCGGGATCGGCCCTGCTCCTGCCATGCCGACCGGGCGACAGGTCCGCAAGTCCCGAAACGTGTTCAAGGCCCAGTGCAGCCGAGCCGGCAGCTCCGGTGCGTCGTCCAGCACCGGAACCGGGAATCCGTCCTCCGCCTTCGCCAGCAGCATCTTCCTGTCGGCGTCGGTGAAGGAGTTCATCCAGTGCAGCTCCCACTGTAGGGCCTCGGTCAGTTTCCCGAGTCGGCCTCGGTCTGCTCGCGGTGGTAGTTCTCCCGCTCGGACGCGAACTCGAGTATCGCGTTGCCGAGGCCGCGCACGGCCTTGAGCACCAGGACGAAGTTCTCCTCGGTGAAGTCGAGGAACCCTTCGCCGCTCTTGACGTTGCTCCAGTCGAGCACGATGGTGCCGAACATGGCGCGGGCGCCGATCTCCTCGGCGACCTCGGTGGGCAGCTTCTTGATGAAGTTTCCGCGGCCGTCCTTCTTCTTCAGCTCGGGCCGCTGGAGTCGCGCCTGCTCTTCGAGGCGCGCGAGCCGGCGCGAGAAATCCTCGCGGCCGATGAACGCGACGGTGAACGTGCCGCCGTCCTCGAAGTGGAACGGCTCGCCGGAGTCCTCGCGCTCCTGCTTGGCGCGGACGGCGTTGAGGTCGAGAATCTTTGCGGTCTGCGACATGAGATTGCCTCCAGGGTAGGTGCTGCGTTTGGCGCTGCGCTGCTATGAAAAAGAGCCGGCAGCGAGGAAGGGGAGCCCCGCTGCCGGCGATGCCTGCCGCAGATTAGGTGGTGCTGATCTTGTCGATCTGGAGCTGGTAGGAACCAGAGCCCTTGTACGCGGTGAACGGCAGCTTGACCATCGACTGGCCGTTGAGCGCGCCGGCCTCGGGGATGCCGCCGGTGTACTTGTAGGCCGGGATCGTGAGGATGTAGTAGTACGGGCTGGAGCCGTTCTTGATGACGAACGAGCAGCTCGTCTCGGTGAAGTCGATGTACTTGTCGACGATGGTGCCCGACGTGCTGGCGAGGTAGAGCGACAGCTCGCCGGTCAGGTCCATCTGGCCGTAGGTGATGTCCGGCGGCGTCAGGTTCGACACGGCGTCGATCATCGACAGGTTGTTCTTCGCCATCAGCTTGATCTCGCTGACGTACTCGGTCAGCGAGGAGTTGCCCTCGTTGAGCCCGATGATGTCCTCGGTCGTGTTGAAGGCGCTGTTGCTGTTCGGCGCGGTGACCACGGAGGCGTAGGCGCTGCCGGCGCGGTCGAAGCTCTTGCCCTGCCACGTGAAGTTCGCCGTGACCAGCGCCTTCGCGGCGATGGTCAGCGTCCAGTCGTTCAGGCGCATCCCGGTGAAGATGAAGTACTGGCTGACGTCCGTGTGCGCCTGCTCCCAGGAGAACGAGCGGCCGGTCGTGCCGTTGCGGAGCATGCCGGCGTTCTTGATGGTGACGGTCGCGCCGGCGGCCTCGGTGGTCAGGTTCGGGCTCGCGGTGTAGAGGCCGGTGGTCAGATCGACCTTGGCGGCGAGCAGCAGCTTGCCGGCGGTGACGGTACCGAGCTTGAACAGGCCGTTATTCGCGGCCGTGGCGAACCCAGAGACGAGCACCCACATGCCGGCGACGAAGCCGGCCGCTACGAAGCCGGAGCTCGCGTCGTTGAACGAGTCGTCGGCGGTCGCCGCGTCGATGTCGGTCTGCGCGGTGACGGCAGCGGCGCTCGTCCACGTGCCGCAGAGCATCGCCTGCAGGAGATCGTCGAACTGCCCGTAGGCGAACTCGACGTCCATCGTCCCCTCGGCGTGCTGGCCGGTGCGGAAGATGCCCTGCGTCATGCGGTCGGACCTCACAGCCTTCGAGGTAACCGTGTCGGTCTTGCCGTCGAGCGTGCCCCCGGTGCGGAGGACCTCGACCATCGTCGGGGTGCCCGGCGTGGTGCCGAACGTCACCTCGGCGATGTAGCGCCACGAGACGCTGTTGGATGCGGACATTGTTGACTCCTTCGCCGAGTTGGCGCGTCGCTGCTGCTAGTTGGCCTTCTTGCCCTTCTTGCCCTTGTGCTGCTCGACCGCCTCGACCACAGCGGTCGGCGGCACCCACGCGCCCGGCTTCCCGCCCTCAGCGGGGATGAGCGGCGTGTGCTCGGTCTTCGGACCCTCGCCAGCGGCGAACGACTGCATGGCCTCGACGTCCTCGAGCGGCTTGTACGTCGGGCAGGCTGCCCGGGCCTCCTCGAGCGTCGCCGGCACGGCCGCGCCCTGCTTGATGGCGTCCTCGCCGAGCTGGTCGATCACGTCGGCGAACTCGCCGGCCGCGATCTGCAGCGGGACCTTCATCCAGTCCTCGTCGATGGTGATGGGCGCCAGCGTCTTGATGAGCATTCAGCGTTCCTCCGTCGTCGCTCTATGGTAGTCGTGCGGGGCTCTCGTGTCGAGAAGGCTCACGCCGACTCCTCGCGGTAGTACGGCAGCAACACTGTCCAGCGGGCGAACTTTCCGTCGACCGCCGGCCCCATCGGCGTCCCGCGCCGCATGAAGCTCACCCCGCCCGACGAGTAGCCGGCGAAGATGGCGATGAGCGCGTCGCAGTTCTGGTTTCCGGCCTCGTCGCCCTCGCCGGTCGGCCGGTAGACCTCGACGAGCAGCGTGGCGTAATGCCGGAAGCGGCGCGTCGGCGCGGCGACAGCGACGAACTCCGACTCGCCGTCCTCGATGCGCGGCCTGATGAACGGCACGCCCTCCTGCGCGCTGTAGGCGCCCAGGTTGAAGCCGTCCCACGCGACGGCGGTCGTCGTGCCCCACGAGGAGGCGAGCCTCTGGCGAATTACGTCGCGCTCCGTCTCGAAGCTCACGAGGCACCGCCGGAGAACTGCGAGCGCACGTTGGCGATGACCGCCTCGACGAAGCGCGCCTTGTTCGGGTGCAGGGCGTTCACATGTCCAGAGTACTTGACGTTGTTGACGACGTAGGTCGGAGTGCCGAGCGGAAGCTCGGAGAGGCGCTGCATCTCGGACGCGCCGCGAGCCATGCTGGCCGCGCCGGCGCCGCCCATGCCGGGCGCCTTGTCCGTGAGCCCGGGCGCCGGCTCGAAGTCCGGCGAGTCGCCAACGCCGACCGTCCAGCCGGCGCGCATCCTGCCGGTGTCGACCGGGTTGCCGAGGATGAAGCCGCGGAGCAGCTGCAGGGTCACCTTCGCCTGGAGCAGCTTCGCCTTCTTCTCCGTGTCCTGCTTGAACTCGCGCAGGTGAAGCGAGAACGCCTGGAAGTCCGTGCTCACGGCTCGACCTCGACGGAGTAGACGACGTCGCCGCCCTGCGTGCCTACCGTCTTGACCGACACCACGCGGCGGCGAGCGGACGCCGACTCCGTGGCGGCGAGGATCACTACGTCGCCGACCTGCGGAGCGGTGGTCAGGTCGGCCGGCGAGATCAGCAGCTTCTCGCCCGGCATTCGGACCAGCGTGCCGTTGATGAACTGCGACTTCCGGTCGCCAACGACCGCGCGCAGCGCCGTGTCCGTGTTCGCGTTCGACGTCGCGCCGGTGGTGGTGTTGACGGTGGCCGTCACGCGCCGGTAGATGATGGCCTGCCCCTCGCCGCCAATGAGCGACTGCGCGAGCGACTTGACCAGCGCGAGCGGTACGTAGCTGCTCATCGGAACGTGGTCAGGACGCCGGAGGCGAACGGCGTGGCGATGCGCGCCACGATCCCGTCGATGTAAGGAAAGCTCCTGCCCGGCGCAGCGGACGCGGAGAAGGAGACGGAGAGAACGTCGACCGTGACCGACGAGATCGCGCCGCCGCGAGCGAGGATCTCATTGAGCGCCTCGAGCGCGTGCGCTGCAGCGGCCTCGCACTGCGCGTCCTTCAGCGCGGTCGGGATCGCGTCCAGGTCGATGATGCGACCGTCCGAGTCGGTGACGCCCTCGCGCGGCCATGAGAGAGCCTGAGTGTCGCTGGAGATGGTGCCCGGCCACGCGTAGCGCGCGTCGAGCCACTGGCAGGCGTACAGCAGCGCGGCCTCTTTGACCGGAGTGCTGTACGCCGCCCAGGCGGTGTTATTGCGCGCCGAGAAGTAGGAGTCGGCCGTGGCGACGCTGACGTACGAGTTCGCGTTGGCGACGATGGTGCCGTCCTCGACGGTGATCGACATGGCCCGACCTCAGACGTCCCCGAGGTAGTGCCAGAAGATGGTGACGGTGCCGGTGACCGCGAGGGTGTCGCTCGCGCTCGAGCCGGCGTCGGGGACGGCGAAGTTCAGGTACGCCTTCTTCGCCGTGCTGTGGCCGTCGAACACGGCAGGCGTCGTGGATACGCCCACGGGCGCGCCCACGCCCCCCGACAACGTGCCGGCGGTCGAGGGGATGATGTCCGCCTCGGCCGAGGTCAACGCCGCGTTGTCGGCGGCAACGGCGGACGTGCCGACCGCCTGAACGACGGCAGCGGTGTCCGTGATGCCGCCGGCGCCGGCGGTCGTCGCCAGCGACATCGTGGCGCCGAGGATGTGGATGAGGCCGACGGGGAAGTCGCAGAGCTGCACGCTGCCGTGGCACCCCGCAGCGCCGGCGTCGGTCATCGTGACCGAGTGCGCCGTCAGGGTGAACACGGTCTTGCGGAGGATCTGGTCGCCGTACTCCGAGGCGACGACCGTCGCGGCGTTCGCCGACGGCACGAGCGCCTGCGTGCCGCTCTGCATGAGCGCGTCGAGGTCGAACTCCGTGTCCTTCTTCCAGTTCGGCCGCGCCGTGTTCGTGATGTAGCCCTGCACCTTTCGCTGCGTCGCCATCGGACCCCTCCCGCCCTCACGCCCTTCGGCGAACGAGGACCCTGCCGTCTTGACTGAGCCGGCGGCACCACTCGACCCACTTGACGCCGAGCGAGTGCCAGCCGAGGAAGTTCGCCAGCACGACCGCCTGCGTGATCGGCCAAGCGAACGCGGTGAACACGAAGCGGTTGAGGTACCACCGGCGCTTCACGACGAAGTTCCTGTCGATCTGCGCCCGGGCCTCCTGCCGCGCCGCCCTGCGGAACTTCTTGATGGTCGAGCCCCGCACGGCCGTCTCCTACGCCTTGCCCTTCTTGGCGGCCTTCTTGGCGGGCGCGGGCGCCGCGGCTGCGACAACCTCGTCCGTGGCGACCGGGACCGCCGCGACCTGCGCGGCGAGCTCGGCGCTCGGGACGAACGGCGGCAGCGGGACGTCCACGAGCGCGATGGGCGCGCCGTTCGCGTCGACCTTGATCTCGGGGACCGGGATCGGCTGCACGTCGAGCGCGTACTCGTACCGCCCCATCGCCACCATCTCCCGCGCATCGACCGGGTGGCGCTGGCTGCGCTCGCCGGTCTCCATGTCGATCACGATGCAGGGGATGCGCTTGTTGCCGACCACTCTCGTCATGGTGTTCGCGTCCATGCTCTGGCTCCTGTTCTGGCTGCTTTGTCTGACAAGAAGCCGGCGCCCCCGAGAGGGCGCCGGCGCTCACTGCGTTGTCGCGCCGGGCGCCCGCGTCAGCGGGGCGACAGGAACGCGCTGTAGTTGATGCCGGTGGCGATGGTGCCCGCGATGCGCGTGTAGAGGCGCGCGTAGCGGTAGATGGTGTCCGCGAACTCGTTGCGGACGGGGACGATGTAGCGCCCGACGGCGCTGTCGGCGCTCGAGCCGTTGACGCTCGAGTCGCCGAGCTTGAGCACGACGGCGCAGACGTTGCCGGAGGCGAAGGTCGCCGAGTCCGAGAGCTGAAACTCGATCTCGTACTTCTCGTTCGAGGAGTCGACCTCGATGGCGGTGACGTCGACGATGAGGTTCGCCTCGTAGTACGACTCGCCGAGGTCGAGGATCTTGTCGGCGGCGTCGACCTGCGCGGCCGCCGAGGCGGCGACGAGGCCGGCGTCCTTCATCTCCAGCAGCGCGTCGAACATGATGTTGCGAATCTGGGTCATAGTGTTCTCCTGATCGGTGTCAGTTGGTTGGTGTGATCGTCTGTCCGGTCAGGATCAGGCGACGACGGCGGCGTCGGCGATGCTCCACAGGCGGGCAGCGGCGCGGCCGTGGTAGCAGGCGAGGCCGGCGTAGTGCTCGACGCGGAGACGGAGGACGGGCTTGGTGTCGAGCTCGCCGAGGTCGCGGACGTCCATGTCGCCGTTCTGGATGCCGTTGAGGCGGCCGGAGGCGAACGACACGCAGTAGATCGAGGTGCCGGTCGCCGTGCCGCTGGTGCAGGCCTCGGTGAAGGGCAGGGCCTCGGTCGACCCGTTGTTCGTGGTCAGGATCGGCAGGTCGTTGTACCGCGTGACGGTCTGGCCGAACTGATCCTTGCTGTAGGTGATGAACCCGCCGACCGAGGTGTTGCGCGCGGCCGTGGTCAGACGCCGGCGCATGGCCTTCGACATGATGAGATGCGTCGGCATGTCCACGGCGTCGATGAGCTCGTCGAGCTTCGCCAGCGAGAGGGCGGAGCCGTTGGCGGTCGAGCCCGCGGCGATCTTCTGCGCGCCGGTGAGCCGGACCTGCAGGCCGTCGAACTCGCGCGGGTCGCTCGAGGAATCGCCCTTGATGAGCTTCTGCGCCCACGCGTCGGCGATGGCCTTGATCTTCATGGACGTCTGCTGAGCGCGGGCGCCCTGACCCTGAGTGGCGACGATGAACTTGTCGACGTCGATGTCGCCGCCGATGATGGCGACGGCGTCGACCATCGGGTTCAGGATGCCGGTGCTCTCCGTGTACGACTCGTTGACGCCGCGGAAGGCGACGCCGGGCAGCACGCCCTCCTGCGTGTACTTGACGGCCCCGCCGGGGATCGTCTCGAACGGCAGCGCGGCGAGGATCTCGCTCTGCCGGGCGAACATCTCGATGGTCGCCTGACGGATGACGTCTGCGCTGTACTTCTTGGATGCCTCGACGAGCGTCAAAGCCATGGTTGAAACCTCCTGCTGCTAGTTTGCCTTCGGGACGGCGAAGGCGCGTGAGAGGCGCTCCTCGGCGGGGAGGGTGGAGATGTCGGCGCCGTCCGCGCCGCCAGTGCTTCCGCCCGGTGCGTCCCCGCCGCTGACGTTCATCGGCTTCTTCCACTTCTTGTAGTTCGGGTGGCTGGTGACGACGACCTCCAGCGCCTCGTCGAAGTCGGCCAGCTTGCCGGGGTCCTTCTTGCTGTAGATCTTGTCCTTCTTCGACTGCGGGTCGCGGAACGCGACCACGTTGTCGCCGTCGACCTCGAAGTGCGGGCCGAACATGGCCTCGATGGCGTCCGGGGTGAGGTAGAGGCCCTGAGCGAGCGGCGTCTTGCTGAACTTGCTCGAGATGAGCACGGTGCGGAGCTTGCCCGAGAGCTCGTTGACCTTCGACTCCAGCGCCGCCTTCTCCTGCGCGCTGGCCTCGGTGTGGGTCTTGAGCCGGTTGGCGATGACCTCGTCGAGCTTGCCGGCGTCCGCCAGCGTCTTGTCGTCGACGTTCGCTGCGAGCTTGAGCTTCTTCTCGGCCTCGGCCAGCTGCTCCTCGGTCGAGCCGAACCGGCGCAGCCGCGCCGTCAGCTTCTCGTTCTCCGCCTTCGCCTCGTCGCGCTCCTTGCGGATCGTGCCGAGACTCGCGTGTACCGCCGCCGCGTTGAACGTGACCTCGGCTCCGTCGATGATGTAGACGGGCTCGCCGTCCTTGAGCACCGCGTTGCCGTTCTCGTCCACCTTGAGCTTCGCCATGTTCGCTGCTCCTCTGGGTTCCGGCGTCGCGCCGGTCGCGGCATCGCGCCGCTGACTGCTGTGATGGGTCGGGCGTCGCGCCCGCTGCTGCGAAGTGTACTCGGTTCCCGCCGGCCGTCAAGCGCCGGTCAGTCCTCCCACGAGGCGACGACCGCCGAGCCCTGATAGCCGGCGACCAGCGCCTCGAGGAACTTCATGCCGTCGGCCGGGAACACCATGTCGTCGTCGAAGCACCCTACGGGCTGCTGCGCGACGTCCTGCACGAACTCGTTGCCGTCGGCGACCACCTTGCCGTCGGCGTCGAGCGACACGGTGCCGAGCAGCTCGCGCGGCTCGGCATGGACGAAATAGAACGCCACTTTCTTCATCGCTGTGACCTCACGCTCCAAGAACGCCGCGCATCTGGAAGATGTCGACGAGCTTCTGGTAGTCCCTGCGGCGAATGATGTCAGCCAGATCCGTGATGCGGCGCTCGGCGTAGTCCTTCGCCTTCTTCGACAGACCGGGGTTGCTACGGATCATCTCAAGCAGCGACGGGTTCTCGAGCCTGCCGAGCCACAGCGCGCGCTCCTGCTCGGTCAGCACCGCCTTTATGGCAGACTGATGCTGAGGGACGCCGAGCTTCTTGAGTGTCGGGTTTTCCCACCACCGCCCTGAAACATCAAACCGGATGCGGCCGCCGGGAGCCAGCATGGTCAGACCGTTGTCGATGGCGAACAGCTTCCCTGTTGGATCGACCATAAGGTTACCGCCGTGCCGGTCAGCGTTTCCGACGATGGCATCGAACAAGGATAGGTCGAGCTTCTGCTGGCGCGTGACCTTCTCCATGAAAACTCGCGGCGCCTTGCCCCACACCTCGGCGAACATCCCCGAGCTGAGCTGCACGGTGCCGTCCACCCCGTTGATGGTGCGACGCGCAGTGGGCGGCACGAGGTCGAGCCCGAGCGCGTTGTTGATCTCGTGCGCCAGCACCTCGCGGTCGGCCTGCGTGCCGCCGGCGCCTTTGAGGAACCGAGCTGCGTATCCGTCATCGTCGAGAGCAGGCTTCCAATAGCCGGTGATCGCGGAGCCGTCGGACGCCTCGAGCGTCACGCGGCGCACGTCGTTGAGCGAGCCCGGCAGCGCCTTCGCATCCACGATGCGCCCGCTCGACAGATCCGTGTAGACCGGTGTCGACGAAGTAGGCTTCGCCGCTGCGAGCTGCGCCGCCTTCTTCTCTGCCGCCTTGAGCGCCCGCCTCGCCGCCGCCTCGCGCTTCTTCGCCTCCTTGAGCTGCGCCTCGAGCGCCGCCTTTTCCTGCGCCCGGCGCGCGTCGTCCGCCGCCTTCGCCGCCGCCCGCGCGAGCTCCGCCTGCGCCGCCTTGCGCTCCGCCACGACGCGCTCGGCCGCTCGGAAGCCGGGGTCCGCCGCGCGGAGCTGCTCGAGCGTGAGGAAGTCGCCCTTCGCGTTGAACAGGTCCTTGAACTTGATCTCGCCGGCCATGAACGCCGCCGCCCGCTTCTTGCCGAGCACCTCCTCGACGAGCCCGAGCCGCCCTTGATCCCGCATGTGGCCGAGCCACTCGCCGAAGTTCTGCGTGCTCGGCACCATGCCGTCGAGCGCGGCGCGCTGCTCGCCGGTCACCTCGCGGGCGTCGATGCCGAGCTCCTTCCACGTGGCGAGGACCGGCACGGACGTCGAGCGGCAGTTCCAGTGCAGCGCGCCCGGCCCGTCGCCCCACGGCACGCTGTGGCCGCGCGGCTCGTAGTCGAGCGTGTACTCGAGCCCGTCGCGGATCTGGCACTGGGGCGTCGTGCGGTCGTCGAGGGTCGATACCCACTGCACGCCCTTGACGAGGTCGTCGTTCGCCTTCCACGTGGCCTCGCGGGCGCTGTTCGCCACGGAGGAGACGGCGGTGCGGACGACGGCCTCGGCGTTGCGCCGCTGAATGGCGAGCACGCCGTCCTTGAAGCCGTTCGCCTTCGTGCCGCGCAGGCGCCGCGCGATGTCGCCGATGGCCTCGCCCTGCAAGAGCCCCTGCCGCACGGCGCCGCGCACGGCGTGGTAGGTGTCCTCGCCGAGCTTCGCCGTCCAGTCCTTGAGCAGCGCGCCCTGAAAAGGCTGCTTATTCACGATGGCGGAGAGCAGCGGCCCCTCAGCGACGCCGACGCCGAGCTCGACGCCGACGCCGGCCAGTTCGCCGGCCACGGCGTCGGCCGCCCACCCCGCCTCGTGCTTCGCCACGCCGAGCAGGGACGAGCGCAGCTGCCCGCCGAGCTCGCGGTGCGCCGCGCGCACGACGGAGCGCACCTCCTTGAGGTTCGCCTCGAGCCGGCGCAGCGTGAATGGCGACGCGTCGAAGCCGCGCTCGGCGATCCACGCCATGCGCCGCTCGATCTGCTTCTGGATGTCGGCCTCGGCCGCGACGAGCAGCTCGCGCGTGCGGCGCACCTCCTCGTTCGCCAGCCGCTTGAGGTACAGCTCGTGGCGGACGACTCGGTCGCGGAGCGACTGGTTGAGGTTCGGCACGCCGGGCACCTACGGCTGCGGGAGCAGCCCCTCCCCGGTCCACTTCGGGAGCTGGCAGGTGTCGGCGGAGAGCTTCGCGTCGACCTCGGCGTACTGCACCTTGACGAGCAGCAGCGGCGGGGCGTCGGGCTCGATCTGCAGCGTGATCGACGACACCACGCCGGCCTTGACGACGTCGACGACGGCCCCGGACTCGTCGCTCACGAGGAGCTTGACATCGCCCGGGGCCTCGCCGCTTCCGACCACAAGGCGGATCACTTCTTCGGCACCTCGGCCGGCGCATCGGAGGTGGAGTCGGCGCCCGGGTCGGGCGGCACGCCGTCCTGCGCGTCCACCGCGTCGGCGAGGCCGGGCTCGGGCGCCTTCGGGCCGTCCTTCGCGATGCGCTCCTCCTCCTCCTCGAACGTGACGCCGTCGCCCACGATCTCGGCGGCCTGCATCGCCTTGAACAGCGACTCGTTCGACAGGCGGCCCATGACGTTGAGGTCCTTCGCCACCTTCACGGCCTCGATGTTCTTCGTGATGGGCACGAAGCGCCGGTTGAGCTGCACGCCGCCCCACCCCTTGTCGGCGTCGGGCGTGACGTCGCCGAGGTAGATGGCGGTGAAGCGCAGCAGGCGGTTGAACGAGTCCTGCCAGCCGAACACAGCGGCCTCGAGCCGCGACGACGACTTCGCCGAGCGGATCGCCTCGCCGGTCGCCGTGAGGTTCCCGCTCGCCTGCGTCGACAGCGGCTCAGACGCCATCTCGCGCGCGGCGTCCTCCATCGCGCTGAGCTCCACGCGCAGAGACGCCCACGCGGTGCCGGACGGCTCGACGAACTCGACGTGCGCCTGAGGGTCCGCGCTCACCATGAGGCGGTTCGGCCCGAGGCCGACCGGCTTCTTCGTCGCCGGGTCGATCTGCCCGCCGGCCCAGTGCAGGAACGGGAAGCCGACCGCGTGCTGCGCGTTGTCGAGGGACGACATCTTGCGGCAGTGCGCCACGGTGAGGTGTGCGAGGTCGAGCAGCGGCGGGCGCGCCTCGAACGGCGCGGCGAGGAGGAACGGGAAGTTGACCAGCGGGATCTCGACCTGCGGCTTCATGCTGCCGGCGGCGACGCGCACCCACTCCTCCTCGGGCTTGTCCTTGTCCGCCGGCCGGTAGACCTCCCACCTTGCCCACCGACGCTCGTCGCCGTCCGGCAGGCGCTCGTCGCCGCAGTAGAGGACGCGCACCTGCAGCTCGGTGCTGTACTGCCAGTCCCCGTCGCGCACGGTGCGCCGCTCGCGCAGCCGCACGTGCTCGAGGCGCTCCTCCTTGCCGAACTTCCGATGCGACCAGCCGATGACGTCGGCCGGCGAGTAGCGCCGCCAGAACGGCTCGAGGCGTAGCCGCTCCCACTCGTCGAGGGTCAGGCCCTCCATGCCGGTCGTGTTCGGGAAGTCGACGAGTACGAAGTCGTCGCCCTCGGCGCACGACGTGCCGGCGACGTTCATGCCGAACACGTGGAAGTTGGTGCCGCGGCCGTCGACGTCATCCATGAGGTCGACGAGGCGCTGCGGCGTGCCGTCGTCCCACTGCGCCTCTTTGGCGAAGGCGCGGCCGACGAGGTCGTCCACGGCGTCCTTGAACATGTTCTTGAGGCGCATCGCGTTGATGCGGTTGAGCCACGGGTCGACGAGCCCGACGATGGGCAAGCGCTCGGGCTGCTCCGTCGCGTTGCGCGGGAAGTACTTGACCGCCACGGCGGGCTGCCGGAGGCGCTCGAGCCCGCCGACGAGGTCGCGCGGCAGCTCGCGCAGCGACTCGAGCTCCCTGTGCTTCGGGCTCGGCGTGTTGACGTTCTGCTTCTCCGCCATCGCTGCTCCTCCTAGACTCCGATGAAGGCTGCGGTGCTGGCCGTGCTCGCCCGGTCGACCATCGGGAACATCTCGTGGACCATGTAGCCGAGGGCGTCGGCGATGTGGTCAAGCCCGGTGCTCTTGTCGGGCTGGCTCGTCCCCTCCTTGTACGTCAAGCCCTCCAGCGACCTCAACAGTGTGACGCAGCGGGGGTGAACGTGCAAGCGCCGGCGCCCCGAGGCGTCGCAGCAGAGCGCGTTGACCTCGTTGATACGGTCGACCACGGGCGGGTGGGCGCGGCCGGCGACGACGTGGAACCCGGCCGCCTTGAGCATCGTGAAGTCGGTCTGACCGACCGGGGCCGACGTCTTGCGCGAGTTCCCGCTCGGGTCCGGGTAGACGATGACCGTCCTAACCTCGGCCCTGCCGTCCCCGCGCTCGACGGCCCGGCGCACGCGCCACGCCTGCACGAAGGACTGAATCTCGCGCACCATGTGCTCGGTCGTCGCGTTCGGTATGACGATCTCGTCATGGACGTGGAGCTGATCGCCGGCCTGCGAGGCGACGACGGCGCTCATCGGGTTGACGTTGAAGTCCATGCCGACGTGCAGCGTGGCGCCGAGGTCTGCGACGCCGACGTGGCAGTTGTGCGAGCGGCTGAAAGAGTCGAACACGCGGCCGGCGACCGCCTCGAACGAGGCCTCGTACTCCTGCCGGAAGATGCGCGGCGAAAGGTCACGCCGGGCCGCCTCGACCTCGTGCTGCGGGACGTTGCCGCCCTGCAGCGTGGTGAACTGGAACGTCGCCCACCCCTCGCTCGCTCGCTCGTTCGCCTGCAGCCACAGGTCGTAGAAGTGGTCGAAGCCGCGGGGCGTGCCGGTGAAGATCGCCTCGCCCTGCCGGTCGGAGAGCATCGGCCGAACGACCTCCGGCCACGCGCGGGGGTCGATGTCCGCGTACTCGTCGAAGATGGCGAAGTCGAGCCCCGGGCCGCGCAGGCTGTCCGGGTTGTCGGCGCCGCGCAGCGCGATGACCGAGCCGTAGCCGGTCAGCGTGATCGAGAGGTCGCTCTCGTCCTTCTTGGCGATCATGTGCTGCGGCACCATCCGCATGAGGTCGGACCACACGACCTGCTTCGCCTGCCGGTAGGTCGGCGCGATGAACCACACGCGGCGATCCTGCCCGGTCATGGCTGCGCGCACCATCTCGTGGACGTCGAGGTAGGTCTTGCCGAATCGCCGGCCGGCGACCAGCACGCGGAACCGAGCGGGGTGCGACCAGACCGTGTACTGCGGGTCGGAGAGCGGCGTCGCGTTGCTGCGGAGCTTCTGCGCGCTCACGCGGGCTCGACCTCGAAGTCGTCGACCCAGACCTCCCGACGCTGGCCGCTGTCCCAGTAGGTCACCTCGTACCGCACCTTCGACGGCCACGAGATCATCACGGCCGAGATGTGGCCGCGCACGTCGCCGATCCGCACGCGGTCGCTCGGCAAGAACCTGACGCTGATCGCCTTCACTTCTGGACGGGCAGGTCGCCGCGGCGCTGCATGAACGGGATGGTGAGCTCCACTCTGCCGCCGTGGTCGAGGCGGTCGCCGTATCCTCGGTCGCGCATCTGCGTCGCGGCGAAGAACTTGATCGCCCACGGCTGGCCCTCGTTGATGGCCTTGATGATCTGCGCCTCGGTCACGTCTTTGAGGTACCCCTTCGCGTTGCGCTGCGCCTCGGCGACCTCGGGCACCTCGCGGATGCGCTTCTTGATCGTCTTCGGGTCGCAGCCGAGGCGCTTCGCCGCGATGTAGACGAGGCCCTTGCACGCCTCGAGCGCGTCGATGATCTGCTGGTGCGTGTAGACCGCCATCTCTGTCCTCCGCCCGAGGTGCGACCCTACCGGGACTCTCGGGAGTCGTAGTGTCTCACGCCGGCGTCTCGCTGTCGCCCTGCGGCGGCGGCACCGCGCGGAGTTTTCGGCCCTCGTCGCCGGCCACACGTCCAATCGAGGGGGGGTCGGCCAAATCGGGCACCGGCTCCGTGGACGGCGCCTCGGCGGCCTCCGGCACCTGCAGCCAGCACCACGACAAGGCGATGACCGTGGCCTTCACCTTCTCGCTGGCGAACAGCTCGAGCCCTTTGACGTCGTGCAGCGTCAGCTCGTGCCCGGGCGGGAAGTCGAACGTCATGGCGGCGTGCCCGCCCTTGCCGTCCGCGAACACCACGCGCAGGTTCACCTTCTTGGCCGCCTCGTGCTGCGGCACCTCGGTCTTCCCGGTCAGCGCCTCGACCAGCGCGCTCACGGACTCGGCCGTGCCGCTCAGGCTCACCGTGCCGCGCTCCCCGCGCACGGTGGCGTGGCACCCTCCGCCGAGCACCGCGAACGGCTGCTGCTCCACTCCCCAGTGCTTCACGCCTTGCCTCCGATCATGCTCAGGACCTCGGCCCTCGCGGCCGGGTCGGTGCGGAACAGCCCGCGCATCGTGGACGTCACCATCGTCGAGCCAGACTTCTTCACGCCGCGGCACGCCATGCAGGAGTGCGCCGCCTTGACGAGCACGGCAGCTCCGCGGCACTGCAGGTGCAGCTCGAGGTCGTCGGCGATCCCCGCCGTCATGCGCTCCTGCAGCTGCAGCCTCGCGGCGTGCGCGTCCACGAGACGGGCGAGCTTCGACAGGCCGACCACGCGGTCGCCGGGCAGGTAGGCGACGCTCGCCGCCCCCGTGAACGGCAGCAGGTGGTGCTCGCACGTCGAGGTGAACGGGATGTCGCGCAGGGCGACGAGCTCGTCGTAGTGCTCGGCGTCGAACTGCACCTTGAGCAGCGCCCCGGTGTCGGCCTCGCGCCCCGAGAGCAGCTCCTCGAACGCCGCGACCACACGGCGGGGCGTGTCGAGGATGCCCTCGCGCTTCGGGTCCTCGCCGAGCTCGTAGAGGAGCTGCCGGACGCACTGCTCGGCGCGGGCGCGGGACTTCGGGTCGAGCCTCACCGTACCCTCCACGCCTTGTGCTGCTGCACGCTGAGCCTCCAGCGCGGGTCGTCGCGGATGATGCGCTGGCAGGTGGCGAGCGCCTCCGGGTCGAGCCGCAGCCCGTCGTGCGCCGGAGAGACGAGGTAGTGCAGCGCCTTGACGACGGTAGCGGGCGCGGCCTGCCCGGCGCCGCGCACGTACTTGACCTCGTGGGCCCACCGCTGCCGGACTGCGTGCTCGGCCACCTTCGGCGACACGGTGATCCAGTCGGCGAGGAAGCTGAAGTTGACCCAGTCGGCGAAGTCGGCCGCCTCCTTCGGCGGCTTCGGCTCCTCGCCGCTCTCGGTCGGGACGAGCATGGAACCGTTCGTCTCGATGGCGACGCTGACGTCTCTGTCCTTGAGCGCCTCCCAGAGCTCTCGGTCGTACTGCAGCAGCGGCTCGCCGCCGGTGAGCACGACCCACGGCTGGCCGAGAACCTCGTCGTGCGAGCCGCGCGGCCACAGGCGCAGCACCTCGGCGACGATCTCCGCCGCCGTGAGCCAGCGCCCGCTCTCGAACTCCGTGTCGCAGTCGAAGCCGCCCGGGCTCTTCGCGCTTGGCTCTACGGCGCACGCCATGTTGCACTTCGACAGGCGCACGAACACGTTGAGCGTGCCGGCGCGGACGCCCTCGCCCTGCAGCGAGAGGAACACCTCGTTGACCATGTACCGCTTCTGCTTCTCGTCGCTCACAGTTCCACCTCCGCGCAGCAGTTCTCCGTCTCCCACAGCGTCACCTTGTAGACCTCGACGCCGGTGCCGGCCATCGCCGCCGGTGCCACGACGCGCAGCAGGTGGTCGGCCATGTTCTCCGCGGTCGGGTTCGTCGGCATCTCGTACCGCTTCTGCCCGAGCGGGTATCGCTCGCTGGCCTGCTCGAGAAGCGCGGCCGTCGCCCGGTCCGCCTCGTTGTAGATGAAGCCGTGGTCCCAGTGCTCGTCGATCCAGCCGCCGAGGCGCTCCTTGAGCACGGAGAAGTCGACCACGCGGCCGACCCCGTCGAGCTCCTCGGCTCGGGCGTGGAACAGCGCGACGTAGTTGTGGCCGTGCAGGTGCGAGCACTTCGACTCGTGGCCGAGCAGGCGGTGCCCGGCGCAGAACTGGATGCGGCGCGTGCAGGTGATCGGCCTGCTCATGCGTCCTCCTTGTTGAAGATGATGCCATAAGCGGCGACCCACGCGATGCCACCGACCACCTTGAGCGTCGCCTGCGATGCGCTCAGCCACCACGACAAGCCACCGAACGCGATGAGCGGGAAGACCACCGAGTCGACGATGGCCGATACCGTGTTCGACGTCATCATGCGGTGCCGCTTCGAGCGATGTGACAGCAGCTCGTAGATCACCGTGTCGCAGGTGGCAGCGAGTCCGAACGCAACGCACGACGCAATCGAGACGCGCCACGAGCTGTTGTTGAGCGCGAAGCTCAAGACCGACCCTGCCGCGACCAGCGCCCCCATCCGCATCGCCAGCCGGCTGCTATGCCACCTCTCATGCAGCAGGTCGCGCGAGAAAAGATCGAACGGGATGAGCACTAGCGCAGTGAGCACCAGCGCCGGCTGGCCGTAGGCGGCCACGAGCAGGTTCGACACCACGATGGCGCCGAGATAGCTTGCGATGAGGAGCCAGCTAGCGAATCCAGCGAGCACCGTTCTCTCCATCTTCGGACACCTCAACAGAGTCGAGCTGCAATACACTTCCGATCCACTTCGCCCAGTGTTCGCACGACCACTCGACCGTCTCCTTCTCGTCTTTCAGCTTGGCGGCGATGCGCTGGTCGGCGAGCCTCTTGAGCGAGATGAACTCAACGTCTCGGTTCTCGTGCGTCACAGCGACGCTCCCCTCGACATGGAACACGTGCCGGTGAACGTCGCGCAGATAGGCGTGGTCGTCAGGCGCGTCGCTCCACCTATGGAACGCGACGAACGACGTGCGAAAGAACACGGACAGGCTCATGCGCGGAGCTCCTCAACGAAGTCGATGGCTCGGAAAATCGGAGTCAGAAATTTATTCGACTCAGAGAGAGCCAAGAAAACTCGAACTCCAGCCTCTTTCAGAATGTCCTGCTGATATTCAATCCACGATTTTGCTGGAAGCTCGTTTATCATCGAGCAACCGTCGCCGCCGCTCGACCAATTCTTGTCCACGAGAAGGTCGGCCACATTGTAGCCGTAGTGGACGAGCCTCTTCATAATGCCTTCGTTCATGTTGATTCGATTCTTGTATATCTCTTTCCGATCAAAGCTGGTCCATCTTCCTCTCCCCATATACAGATCAATCCGACCGAACATCATGCCGCCGGCCCATGATGCCGAGTCGCAGCTATACGGCTTCCACGCAAGAAGCTGCGGCTGGCGCGTGTAGCCGAGCCAATGCACGTGCCGCCCGTTCGCCCACTTCATCTTCATCGCAATGTAGTCGTCGGGCGCTGCACCCTTGCGAGGACGTCGGAAGCCACCGAGCGCGACCCACTCCGAGAGCGTGAACAGGTAGTTCATGCGCTCCTCGCCCTCGGTCAACGTCAGCACCGGGATCGGTTTCAGCCCCGCCTTGAGCATGGTGTTGAGATTCTGCTCGGTGGCGACAGGGTCGCCAATCACGTCGAGCGCGATGTAGCCAAACAGCCTCTTCTCGTTCTTGAAAAGGAACTCCATGTACTCGTCGAGCGAGATCTCGGCGCCGCTGTTCTTCGCGCTGAACGCCCCGGAGTCGATGAGCAGCTCCACTCTCTCGTCGGCCAGCAAAGGCTCGAGCTGCTCGTCTTTCCACTTCCGAATGGCGGCATACGATGCGAGCAGCGGCACCTTGAGCTTAAAAGGCGGCAACGCTGTACCTCGGGAACTTCTCAGCGAGCAGCGCGCCGATGGCGGCGACCACGTTCTCGCGGTCCTCGTGGCTTACGCCGTCGATGATGACCTTGAACGTGATGTCCTTCACCTCGCCGGGCTCCGCCTTCTCCTTCGGCTCGACGTGCCAGTCGTCCTTGAGCAGCATCTCGACGTCGTGCTGAGTGAACCCCGGCACTGCATCTCCGCCGTCGGTCGCGCTCTTGAGCGTCTCGATGAGCGCGTTGACGTCCCACTCCGACAGCTCCCCCGTGCGGTTGTCGGCCACGGCGAACGCAGCGGCCGCGGCGCCGTCGAGCTCCGTCCGCACGACGTCGACGTGCGTCCAGCCGAGCTGCCGGGCGACCTCGAGCGTGCCGTTGCCGGCGACGACCGTGCCGTCCTTCTTCACCACGATGGGTTTCTGCTGGCCGAACCGCTCGAGCGACGCGCGGATGGCGGTGAGGTTGCGCTCCGGGTGGAGCCTCGCGTTCCTTGGGTCGAGACGCAGCTCGTCGACGCTCACGCGCTCGACGACCAGCGGGGCCTTCGGCTTCTCCTGCGGCGCCTGCTTGTCCTTCTTGCTCACCTGCACCTCCTCGCTCGGCCTCGGCCGAGATGGTAGTCGAGCCGGGCGGCTCGGTCAAACTACGAGCTTGTACCACCAGTCCTTGAGCAGCTTTACGGCCTCATGCTTGCCGTGCTCGTCGAGCAGGTACTTGAACTGCTGCGCGGCGTGCTCGGCCTTGTTCTTGTTCGGGCACTGCGTCGCCCAGTGCTCGAAGCAGACGCCGTCCGAGTCCTCGGCGTGCAGCGTCAGCGTGCCGAAGAACGCGTCGTAGTGGATCCACGTGCCGGCCTTCGGCGAGTCCGCCCCTTCGTCGTAGATCATCGTCGTGAGGCCGTGCTTGTGCTGCGCCGCCTCCACCTTCTCGTGCCACTTGACGTAGTCGGCTAGCGAGTTCTCGATGATGGCCGACTTGGACTTCGCCTTCTCCGGCGCCTCGACGAGCATACCGTTCCACATCGCCGCGCTCGGCACACTGCAGGCGTACAGAACGACGTCGAGACAAGCATGCTCGCACCACTTCACGAACTTCCCCGCCACCTGATTCTTGCTGTACTTGCCGCTGACGCAGCCCTGAGCGATGAACTCGAGCGCCTCGTGCGCGATCTTCGCGTGCTGCTCGTCCACTATCCCGCCGCACACGACGGCGTCGCCGACGCCTTGGTGTGGGTTGATGAGCAAGAACACGCGCAACTTCTTCGCCTCGGGGTCGTACTGGCAGAACGACTTCCCGGCGGCGACCTGCACCATGCTCCCGGTGAACTTCGCGTAAGGGATCATGTCGTGCGGCTTCTCGCTCTGCGCGACCTCGTGGGTGGTGTTGGCGAAGACCGCCGTCTGGCCGACCTCGCCCTCGGCGGCCTTCGTCGCGGCCAGCACCTCCCCGTCCGGCACCCACCGCGGCAGTGCGTGGCTCGCCGGCTCGGAGCCTAAGACGACGCCCTCCACCTCGAGCTGCGCGATCATCTCCTTGACGTTCTGTTGCGCGATCTTTCCGGCGAGCGCGGCCTCTTTGAGTGCCGCGTTGTAGTCCGCAGCGTTGTAGTACTTGTCCGTACCGGTCTCCTTCTTCGTGGCGAGGTTCATCCACGCCTTCGCCACTCCTTGCGCGTCGGCGAGCAGCGTCTTGAGCTGCTCGACGCGCTTCGACAGCTGCTCGCAGTGCTTCGTGAGCATCGCCACGTACGCGTCGGCCTCCGCCTTGTCGACGACGACGTAGGGCTTGCTCGACGACGGGTGGATGTTCGACGCGGTCTTCCACTCGTGCTTCCACGCCCCGCTCACTCGGCGCCTCTTTTCTGCTCCGCCGCGACGTCGCGCAGCAGCTTCGCCAGATGCCGCGACACGTCCTTGCGCCGAGCGTTCACCAGCACCGGCCTCCGGCCCGGCGCGGTGAAGCGCAGCTCGCCGGTCCTGCGCACGTGCTCGACGGCTATAGAAAGTGCATTAGCTCGCATTATTGCGACCCTCAGGCTAATGCCTTTTTCGAGCTTCTCGCCCACCATCGGCCCCTTTCCGGCGCCTTTCGCGCCCCTTCGGTCGAAGATATTTAGCTTCAGAAAAATCACTAATCCGCGACTAAGGCCCGCAGAAGCCCGTCGCTGTTGGCCGCATTTAGCATTTAGCGTGTGCGGGGGTCGAGGTCCAAAAAAACACGATGCCTAAAAACTCCATATAGGCTAATGCGCTAAATACGGGCGCCCTCCCGAGGTCCCGGCCGACGCCGTAAAACGCGCTGTAAAGGGCGATCCCCGAGCGGCCCGGCCGGGTGCCGCCCCGGACGGTTTCAGGCCCGCAGGCGCCCGCCTGCAGCGCGCAGGGCCGGCTCAATTCGCCGGCTCCGCCGGCTCGTCGACCGGGACCTGCTCCGGGGCCTCGGCCGGGGCTCCGTCGGTCGGCGCCACCCGGCCGAACCCCCGGCCGCCGTCGTCGTCGGCCGGGGCGACCCAGTACGTCCTCGACGTGCCCTGCCCGGCCTGCTTGTACGACAGCGTCCGCGCCGTGAAGCCGAGCGCGAGCAGCCGCGCCTTGAGCTGCGCCATCTCGGTCTTCCGCCCGCCGTCGGCGAGCCAGCGGCCGAACGACGGCAGGTGGAGCGCCGCCCGCCCGCCGGAGAGCAGGATCGGCCGGCCCGACGACATCATGCCGCCGCGCTTGTCGCGCTCGTCGCCCGCGACGTCGACGGCCCGCTCGAGGTACTGCGACAGCGCGTCGGAGAGGCTATCTCCGTCCGGCTCGAACTCCGCGAGCTGCGCCATGTGCGTCACGAGCAGCCGCCAGTTCTTCTCCGACAGCGGGTCGACCGGCACCTTCGCGTTGACCTCGAACGCGAGCAGCAGCCACGTGCGCTGCCGCGTGATCTTGTCGGTCGAGTCCACGTGGAGCACCGTGCCGTCGCGCAGGTGGATGCGGTAGCGCGCCGGGTCGCGCCCGTTCGACACGATCCGCACGACGTCGACGCCCGTCGCCTTGCTGAGCAGCGCGAGCACCTCCGCGCGCCGCTCGCTGATCTCGGGGATGGCCGCCACCTCCTCGATCTCCTCCTGCTGCGCCGCCTCTTTGCGCGCCGACGCGTCCTTCGCCGAGCGGAGCGTGGCGTCGCCTCCCTGCCGCGCCTTGGCGATGGTCTTCGCGTAGTAGTTCTCGCGGAGCTTGAGGTCGTTGCCGTGCTGCCGCCGGTTGTAGATCAGCAGGTCGACGATCTCTTGATCCTGCCACCCGCAGCGCACGAGGTTGTTGGCGATGGCGAGGTCGAACGCGCTGGCGCTCGTGTCCTTGAGCCACCGGCTGCACGCCGCGTCGCGCCGCAGCAGGGCGGCGAATTTCTCGTCGTTGGACATGAGCGTGTGCAGCTTCTTGTAGTCCGGCTCGGCTCCGGGGTCGAGCCGCAGCTTCTCCCCGACGAACGTCGCCTCCTCGACCGTCATCTTCTTGAGCGCGCCCGGGTCCGCGCCGAGCGCGTCGGCGAGGTCGCTCGGGTCGTACCGCCTCGCGCCGTCGTGCTCGAGCAGCCGCACGAGGCGCGGCTGGTCCGGCATCTTGCGGTTCCTCGTCCCCGGCACGCGCAGCACGCGCGCGAGGTCGAACGTCGAGTCGACGCTGTAGCCGCCAAGCGCGAGCGCCGCGGTGGCGATGCGGAGGTTCCACTCGCGGGCGACGTTCGACGCGAGGTTCCGGTCGGCCGCCGCCGCGAGGTCGAACGGCTCGCGGTACAGCCACCACAGGTGCAGCCCGCCGCCGCTGTGGACGATCAAGGTCGGCGGCAGCGCCACCGCCCCGGCCGCGCAGTCGAGCGCCGCCTCGACCGTCGAGAACCGCTTCTTCGACCCGCCGTGTCCGTCGACGCCGACGTCGATGTCGATGCCCACTCCGAGCGCGTGCGTGCAGTCCTCCGCGCTCCCGCGCGACACCTTCCCGAGCCCGACGCGGCGCAGCGACACGCCGACGTAGACGTCGTCGCCCCCGGCGTCCATTGAGCCGGCGGCGGACGCGAGCGTCGACGCGCTCTCGTGCCACCCGCACGACTTCGACGGGAGCCCGAACAGGTGCGCGACCGAGCCCTCCGGGCACGGCGCCGGCAGCAGCAGCGACGCGAACAGCTGCACCGCCGCGAGGTCTTGCTCGACCTTCGGCTTCTCACCCCACTTCGTCGTCAAAAGCTCACCCCTCTCTTCATGTCCATGCCGCAGATCACCAGCCGGTTGCGAGCGCGCGTCGCCCCGACGTAGAACGTCCTCCAGATCGAGTCCTCCCCCTCCCACCCCGTCTCGGCCATCTGCCGGCGGGCCGACGGCGAGAGCGCCGTGCTCAGGTACACGTTGTCCGCCTCGCCGCCTTTCACGCTGTGGATCGTGCCCACGACGACCTGCGGCTCCTCGACGGCCCGTTCTCCGCCGCGCCGGTACACGAGCGCCGGGAACGCCATCGACTCGCGCTCGCCCTTCGTGCAGGCGGCCATGTAGGCCACGAGCTCGCCCGGTGTCGCGGGCCTGCCGTCGCCGGCGTGCTCGAACAGGTCGAGCCCAAGCGGCAGAAGGCACGACGACAGCAGCGCCACGACGTCGGCCGGCGTCGCGTCGTCCTTGAGTCCGGCGACGAGGTTCTTCGCCCCGCGACGCAGCGGCCCGCCGGACTGCTCGCCGGCGAGGCACGACAGGGCGACGCGCCAGTCCCGCGGCGCCCTGAGCCGCGAGAACGCGAGCACCTTGTCGGCGCCGGTCACCTTGTCGCGCCCGCCGCGCGCCAGCGGGTTCCACTCGGCGCGGTACGGGTTGTGGTAGCCGATGCCGCGGGCGCGCAGCTCCGCGACGAGCGGCGACAGCATGTAGCTGCACTGCGCGATGAACATGTGGTCGGACAGCGGGTCCACCGCTAGCTGCGCCTCGACGTCGTCGACGACCACGCCGGGCGACGTGAAGTCGAGCGGCAGCCGGTCGACCTCGCCCTCGACGGGTTCGCCGCTCTCAGGGTCGAGCTTTGGTCCGTACTCGGCCCGCGACCACGTGCTCGACCGGCCGATGACGTCGAGCGCCACCTCGCGCACGGCGGCCGGCACGCGGTAGCTCCGCTTGAGCACGGCGAACGGCGGGCGCCCCTCGGACGCCAGCACGCGCTCGTCGGCGCCGCGCCACGAGTAGAGACTCTGGTCTTGGTCCCCGACGAGCACGATCACGCGGCACGACTGCGCCCATCGCTCGACCAGCTCGAGCTCGAGCCGCGAGAAGTCCTGCGCCTCGTCGACGAGCAGCGCGTCGGGCCTCCCCGGCGCGTGGGCCGCGCCCGCGAGCGCCTCCTCGAGCATCCCGGTGAAGTCGACCTTGCCGACCTCGCGCTTGAAGGCGGCGTACTCGTCGGCGAACGCGTCGAGGTCGGCGTACCACGGCGCGACGCGGCGGGCGCGGCACAGCTCGAGGTCGAGCAGCAGCGCGTCGCCGAACGTCGCGGCCCGCCGGCCGTCCTCGGTGTCCGCGGCCCCGCCGGACAGCGCGTAACCGGGCTGCTCGTGGTTCCACCTGTCGATGTCGTCCTTCCCGAGCACGCCGGGTTTTCCGATGGCGCGGTAGGCGAGAGCGTGCAGCGTCGACACGTTCTCAGTCGGCACGATGGAGCCGCGCTTGGCGAACTCTCGGCTCGCCGTGCGCGTCATCGACACGACCCGCACGGACTCGGTGCCGTACTGCTCCGCCATGCGCTCCGCCTGCCGCACGAGGTACGACGTCTTGCCGCAGCCCGGCGGGCCGAGCACGCGGTAGGTCGCCGCGCGCGAGCCGTCGAGCGGGATGTGGCCGGCGCTCAACGACGCCCCCTGCGCGGCTTCCGCTCCGCGATCCTGCGCGCCACGGACGGCTGAGGCGGGCGGCGCAGCAGGCAGCGCTCGAGCGCGTGGTCCTTGCACAGCGGCAGGCCGCCGTGCCTGCGCCTGCCGCACGGCTCGAACGTCGGCTTGCCATCGGTGATGTCGGTCGAGATCGGCTCGTCGCAGAGCAGCGCGACGAGCGCGTCAATCTGCGCGTGCGTGAGCCGGTCGCTCACGCGAGAAACTCCGCCGGCACGTGCGCCATCTTCTCCTCGTAGTCCCCGATCTGCGCCTCCAGCTCCGCGACCCTCGCCCGCAATCTTTCGATCTCCTGATCGCGGGTGTCGGAAAGCATCTCGGCCTTGAGCTTACGGAGCGTGGTCAGTTGCTCCTCCGCGAGCAGACGCAACCTGCGAAGCTCCTGCTCGCGGGGAGCGGCGGCGGCGAGGTAGCCGTCCACGAAGGCCGACCTTGCCATGATCGGAAACGGGTCTAGCCCAAGCCACAGCTTCTTCGCCGCCTCCCTCGCCTCGCGCTCCAGGTCGGTCATGGAATCTCCTCTCGCATAGTTGCTCCGCACTCGCAGACGGCGATCCCGGTGCCGGTCAGCGGCATGTGAGCTACGGTGTGTTCGTGG